ATATATAATATATTAATTATTGAAAATTTATAAAAAATATATTTATTTTGCTTTGTATTCAGTTAATGTTCTAGCGCTTGGATCAGTAGCATTTGTATATTTAGGCATCCAGTAATAAGGAATAATATCTTCACAAATTGATCTATGATAATAGCTATAAAATAAATCCTTATAATATTTCTTTTCAGTATCAATATTTGCTTCATATTTTAAATCACCATGAGAATTTAATTTTTCAGCTATTTTTTCTTGTAAAATTTGATACAATGATCGTCCATGATTACTTACTCCATCACTAAATGCTTCCTTCTTTCTCCATAAAACTTCATCAGGTAATATTTGTATATCTTTATCATAATCAAAAGGTTTAAAATTATAGATAGCAAATGTATTACGAATTAAAAATTTTTCTATTTCTTTATTAGTTTCAAAACGCAATTCAGGTGAAATTGATAAATAATTATTTACAAATGACTTATCTAAATATGGTGTTCGTGGTTCTAATCCATTAGAAGAAATTGATTTATCAGACCGTAATACATCAAATGTATGAATATCCTTTAATAATCTTTTAGATTCCTTATCAAATTCAATACAATCAGGGCATTTAGCCATATATAAGTATCCACCACATAACTCATCAGCACCATCTCCATTAAAAATTACTTTTGCTTTACTATGTTTAGAAATATATTTACCGATTAAATAGTTTCCAATACTAGCTCTAACAGTGGTAGTATCATAACTTTCAATGGCATAAATTACTTCAGGAATTGCGTTAAACATTTCATCTTCAGTAACAATAACTTCAGTATGTTTAGTTCCAAGATATTCTGCTACAATTTTTGCGTATTTTAGGTCAACAGAACCCTCTAATCCAATACTATATGTTTCTAAAATAGTACTATAATTATTCATTTTATAAAAGCGATTAACAAGCGCTGCTATTAGACTACTATCTAAACCACCTGAAAGTAAACAAGCAATAGGTCTTTCGGTATTTAAGCATCGTTTTTCAACAGCGCTAATAAGTGATTCTCGTATTTGTTTAGTAATAATATTATCACTTGATTGACCAGTAAAATGGATATTATAATAATTATTACTCCATTCAGTAATAGGATAATAAAAAGATGGAATAATATAAGGGACATATTCCTTTTCATAAACCCATTTAGTAGAAGTTTCTTCATTTTGTAATTTTAAAATACTATATGTTCCTGGAACAAATTGTTCAATTTTATCCATATTAAGATACATTCCATAATTATAACGTGCGATCTCAGATAAACATTTTAATTCACTTGCGAATCCAATATGATTATAATTAGCTACTGAATTGTTTCTAAGATGATACAATGGACGAACACCATATGGATCACGAGCAACAAAAATTTTCTTTTCTTTATTGTCATATAAAATAAAAGCAAATACTCCATCTAGCATCTTCAAAGTATGCTCAATACCATACTTTCTGTATAAATAAATAATTACTTCACAATCAGATTCTGTTTTAGGTTGAACATTCATAAATTTATACAACTCTTTATAATTATAAATTTCACCATTACAAATCAAGATAACATCATCAATATTAAATGGTTGATTAGATTCGTCGTTTAAACCATTAATAGCTAATCTATGAAATCCTAATGTAAAATTATCAAGAATTTTAAGATTCTGTGAATTATCTGGACCCCTTCTTTCACCGTTTTTTATTTGTGCCATAACAAAATCATCAGGTATATTTGAATTATTTAGTAAGGTAAAGATTCCACACATATTATAAAATATAATATATATTTTATCATAATCTTTAATACACTTTTAGATATTATAATTTTAGTAATAACAATATATTGTTAACAATAATTTAAATTTAATTAATATAATAAATAAACATATTATATAATATAAATGAATAGTTGTAGCCAACCCGCAAATAATACAAATAAATTAATACATGAACAAACAAATACAAGAATATACGATAGGAATATTCCTGGAAATGTTCTTCAACCATATTTAGATGTAAGACCAGTAATGACAAAGTATTCTATTTTACCAATAGTTGATCCACGAAAGGAAACAAATGTTAAAATGATTCAACAACCAGTATTTAATCCTCATACAACATTTAATCCAGGAAATACACGATCACCATGGTCAGGCTTTGCTTCAAATGTAAATACTGAATCAGAATTAAGAAATCAAATATATGCTTTACAAAAATGTAGTCAATCTGTTTATGTACCATCAAGTAAAAGTGATTTATATCAATTTTCTTTTCAACCTCAAAATAATGTTCAACAACAGCATTCATTATTATTTGAACAAAATACATTTAGTAATTTTAATCCAAACCCAGATTCAAATATTGTAGGATCAGGTGTATTTAATAATTCAACAAGAACACAAGTAAAAGAATTAGGAGATACAAAACCTACTTGTTCTATGAATTTAAAAAATAATTAAATAAAAACGTTAAATAAAATTATATATTTTAATTAAAATATATAATGTCAGATGAGTATATTAATCAAGTAACATTAAATTGTTTAATGAATAAAGATCAATACAATAAATATGTTACAAATAATACAATAAAATTACCAAATTCTGTAAATAAAAAGGATAAAAAATTTTATAAAAAAAGAATTTACAATATAATTAAGCAATTATTATCATCTCAAGAAACAGAAATAGAACCACGTTTATTTACAGATGTTCAAAAATCATTTGATCATTTTGTAAACGTATGTATTCATTCTTTAAAAGTAATTGATAAAACAGATATTATCCAAGAAGACTACAAAGATATAGCAGATTCAATAACATTAGATTTAGATTTAAATACAGAATTAAATGATGATACTATAAAAACAAAAGAAGATGCTGATTTACTTTTATTACGTTCAATTAAAATTACAAATCCTTCTTTAGACAATTTTGTGAAAAAAAAATTTACAAAGGTTCCTGAAAAAATGATTATGCCACAACAGAAAGATATTAATTTAAGAGATCCTAATTTAAAGATTAAAGGTATTAAAGAAAAAGAAAAAGATAACAATTTAAATTCTGAAAAAAAGAAAAATATCACTAATATTTATGACAAAACCGAAAACACAGAAAAGAAGATTATCAAGGACAACAAAGAATAGAAAAAAACAAAAAAATAAAACACGAAAAGAAGTAAAATTAAAAAAAGTTAGATGTAGTCCAAAAGATAAAAAAGAAATAAATGATTTTTCATGTTATACAGATAAATCACTTTATAAGTTAAGAGATTTATGGAACGCAAGACATCCTGATGTTCAAATAATAACAAATGATTCGAAAGAAATTCATAAAAATTTAACAAAATATATGGGTAGTGTATGTAATAAAGAATCCTGTTGGTTAAAACAAAATTTTATAGATAAAAAAACAACAGAAGAATTAACTGATTCATTTGCTCCAGAAACACCAAAAGAATGGAAAAAAAATCCTAATGAATGGCTATCAAGTGTCGATATTATGAAAGTAATGAAACAATATGAGAACGCATATAAATGTTTTGACTTTATAGGACCTTCACCTATTGACTTTGATACAAAAATGTTATATGGTGAATGTGTATGGGATGAGCTTTGTAATTTTGATTTATCAGAACAAATTAAACATGGAAAAACAAAGATTGGTATAATTTTTAACACTGATCCACATAATAAACCTGGACAGCACTGGATTTCAATGTTTATTAATATTAAAAAGAAGAAAATATTCTTTTTTGATAGTGTCGGAGATAAAGCACCAAAAGAAATAATGATACTTGTAAATAGAATTATAAAACAAGGTAAAAAATTAAATATTAATATTAAATTTGATCAGAATCATCCTGTTGAACATCAATATGGAGATACAGAATGTGGCATATATAGTTTATTTTTTATTTCTCATATGTTAGAAGATAAATTTACAGAACATTATATGAAAACTCATATTTTAAAAGATGATTATATGCATAAATTTCGCAAAGTATATTTTAATGAATCATTATCATAAATAAATAAACGTTTTAATATAAAGTATATAAATAATACTTAATTATATTATTTATATAACATAATAATGTCTGTGAATGAATTTTTAACAAAACAAAATATTTTATTAATTTGGGAAGTTATTATGGATGATGTATTAAAATATAAATCACAAGAAATTATTGTAAAAATAAATAATGTTTTTAATTCTAATTTAAATGGATTTTTTGAAAATGAAAAATACAAGTCTAGAAATCTAATGGAAATAAATAAAAAATATATTACACTAATCATTAATTATATAAATGATAATTTTTCACAAAAACCAGATATGAATAATAATAAATTATATAAACAACAAAATATACAACAAAATATACAACAAAACAAACAAAATGAAAAAGTATTAATTACACATGATGATTTACAAAGTGATAGAATGAATCAATTTGATACAAAATTAAATATAATGAAACAAGAATTTTCAAATGCAATGTCTTTACCTGTTCCAGAAAAACCAGATTTTGGTGATAAATTAGATGAACCTATTACAGAATTAGAATTAGAAATTAAAAAAGTAATGGCACAAAGAAATTATGACATTGAACAAATAAATAGAAATAATAAAGAAATAGTTACAAATAATAATACAAATTGGTTAAAATCACAAGAAACATCAGTAAAAAATGAAAAAATTATGTCTTCAAATATTAAACAACTACAACCACAATCACAACAATTACAACAACAACAATTACAACAACAACCACAATTAAGATATATTAAAATTGATAATAATGATCTAACTAATGAAATTATACAAAATGATTTAATAGATATAAATAATGATA